GGTGTATAGCGTGGCGACCGACGCCGCAGGCGCGCCCACTGCCGACGAGAAGATCAGCGGCGAAGCTGTTCTTGCAGCCAAGCAGACCATGGGGGATGCGGCTAGCGAGCTGACCGGCATTGCGCTGCATTCTGTGCTGTACACCTCGCTTCAGTCTCAAAACCTCATCCAGTACGAGCGCGACCCTGAGACGGGCCTGCTATACCCGACCTACCTGGGCTACAACGTCATTGTTGATGACGGAATGCCCGCCGTAGCTGGTACAAACCGCATTACCTACACGGCTGCGCTGTTCGGCACTGGCGCGATGCTATGGGGTTACGCGGAGCCTGATCAGGCTTCTGAGATTGATCGTAAGCCGGAGACTGGTAACGGTGGCGGCCAAGAGATCATCTATAGCCGCCGCCAAGACATCATTCATCCGGTCGGCTTTGCATTTACCGGCTCTTCTGTGGCTGGTGAGAGCCCTACGCTTTCCGAGCTGGCTGCTGCTGGCAACTGGAACCGTGTTTACGAGCGCAAGTCTGTGCCAATCGCGTTCTTGCAGGTCAACGGATAATCGATTGATATTAAGAGGAAAAGGCGGCCAATAGGTCGCCTTAACTTTTAGGAGGCTTACATGAACCAAGCATCTCTGGCTGATGCCAACCGGCTCTATTTTGCTTCGCTGCGACAAAAGAATGGCGGTGATCAAGAGTCTGAGCCCTCGGGCAGCGAGATTGCCCGCCGCCAAGAGCTGATGGACGCCATCGAAGCGGCTACCGGCAAGCGCCCCGGTGCCAACACCAAAGACGAAACGCTCGAAAAGCAGTACGCCGAGCTGACCAAAGACCCGGAGTAAGTCATGGCTTATATCACTGTCGAACAGGTCGATTCGCTGCTCGGCAGTGAGTGGGCCGACGCCTCAGCTAAGCCATTGGCTGTCCAACAGGCAAACGATTGGCTAACGGCGAAAGGCGTTCCAGTCGACGTCGACGATGAGCGTATCACCCGGGCTGGGGCGTATCTGTCCAAGATGGCAGCCGCCGGTACGCTTTACGCCGATAGTGACGGCGACGTTAAAAGCGAGCGCGTTAAAGCTGACACGGTTGAAGTAGAAACCAGCTTCCAAGATGGCAGCCGTGCTGTTGCTGGCGACATGCTTTATATCCGCGACTTGTTGCGCCCCTGGCTTAACCCCTTCGGCTCAAGCGTTCGCATTCTGTCGAGGCTCTAATGGGATATATCCAGGATCGCATTAACGCCAAGCTGCCCAAGGCGCTCGACGGCAAGCTATCCGACGCGACCGAGCCATTTGAGGCTAGCCGCGTTACGGCAGGCGGTGCATACGACCCAGCGACCGGGCAATACGGCACCACTACCGAAACATGGCAAGGCCGCTGGATTAAAGGCTCATGGAGCACCCAGCAGATTGACGGCGTCAACATCCTGGCGACTGACACCAAGCGCCTAGTGATGCAGGTTGAGACAGAATGGGCGCCTGCCGTTGATGACGTTGTTAATGGTCTGACGGTGATGAGCGTTGGCAAAGATCCCGCCGATACGCTCTGGATTTTGAATCTGCGGAGGAGTTGACATGGCTAGAGGTGGATGGTCGAGGCCGCTGAGCGGATTCATCCCTCAAATAGAGAGCGAGATTGTCCTGCTTCGTAATCGAATCGTTGCCGAAGCGCTGCAGATGCTCCAGTTCGGCTCTCCTGTTCAGGACGGTGCGTATAGGGGTAACCATCTTGTTTCTGTGGGTAGTCGAGATAACAGCTATGACCTCAACTACTCGGGATCGACCGCACCACGCGGCAGTGTTGACCAGCAAGCCTATGATAGAGAGATGCGTAAGCTGCTTACTGAAAACGCCCCGTTCACCATCGTCTATATCCAGAACAACCTTCCTTACGCGCAACGCCTAGAAGATGGCTGGTCGCAGCAGGCTGGCGAAGGCGTGTATGCCGTGGCAGCCAACAACCTGAGGGAGAAGTATGGCTAATCCCACGTTTGAAGGCATCCGGCTGGCGATTGAGCGCCGACTGGCGAGCTGGGACGGCGTGCCTGTCGAGTACGACGGCGCACCGCAAACGCCAGCGCTGAAAGCGGCCATTGAGGCCAAGCAAAGCTGGGTGCGCTGCACGATTCAGCATGGCAATAGCTCTGCCCCCTACAAGGGTTCAGAACCAGGCATTCGCCGCAGCGGCTTGCTGCAGTTCCAAGCATTCACCCCTGATAACAAAGGCTCGCGCCCTGCCGCCCTGCTTGCTGACTCACTAGCCGAGCACTTCCAATTTTACCGAGATGCCGGGCTTGAGCTGCTAACGGCTAGCGTGCAGAGGGTCGGGGCTAGCGATGGGTGGTACCAATATAACTGCACTATCCCCTTTCGAGCTGGATAGAAACACTTCACCTCAATGGCCCGCAATCGCGGGCTTTTTTATTGCCCGCAAAACGCCATAGGAGATACCCATGTCTAGCGGCTCTCAGATTGTCAGCTACCTAGTCGCAGAAACCACGCCCGGCGTGACGCCCACTAACCCCGCTTGGGACACATTGCGCCTGACCGGAAACAGCATGACGCCGAATGTCAGTACCGAGACGAGCGAGGAAATTCGCGCTGATCGAATGGCGGGCGGCTCGATTATCACCTCCCTCGACTATCAAGGGGATTTGAGCGCTGAATTCTCGGCGGTGTCTTTTGACCAATTACTCGAAGCCGCCTTTTACGGCGACTGGACCGCAGACGTTCTCGAAGTGGGGAGCTCTCGCCACACCTTCACCCACGTCAAGGGATATCAGGACATTGGCGTGTGGGCTACGTTTCGAGGCCTGCATATCGGCACGCTGGCGTTTGAAATCCCCGAAGAAGGCAAGATCACCTGCACCTTCACGGGCATGGCGCTGGAGAGCGAGGACGGCACCACCAACCCCACGACCGGCGATACCATCAACCCGCCCACAGAGACCGTCCCAATGGGTTCGGCCACCTCAGTCGGCGACGTCCTAATTAACGGGCAAACGCTGGCGGGCGAAGCCTGCGTATCTGCCCTGTCGATGACGATCGACAACACCATGCAGGTACAGCGCTGCCTTGGTCGAGCCGGTCCTGGCGCGCTGATTGCCACGCGAGCCAATATCACCGGTCAGGTCACGCTGGCATGGTCGGCAGCCTCTTACCAAATCTGGAAGAAGATGCTGACCCGCGAGGCTGTGGGCATCGTGTTCCCGCTGGAAGACGCGGCGGGCAATAGCTACACGTTTGAAATTCCCCAGGCGGAGCTTGACGGCGATCTTCCGGATGGTGATAACGAGTCAATCGTGCAGGTTCAGCTCGACTTCACCGCGAAGCTCACGCCCGTAAAAGTGACGCGCGTACTCGCACCTTAACCCTTTCGGTAGTCAGGGAATTCCGCGCCCTGGCTGCCTTTTTTATTGCGGAGCGGATGGAGATACCCATGAGCTATAAAGCTGGTCGAGTAGACCGTAAAAAAGTGAATGAAGGCGTGCCCGTCGAAGTTTGTGGCGCCAAGTGGATCATCGCGCGCGCTGGCAATGCTCAGGCTCTCGACGTAGTTGAAGAAGTGCGCAAAGCATCGCTGAAAACAGGCGAGGAGCGTATTCGCGCTAATGCCGAGATCATTGCTGACGGCATCCTGCGCGGCTGGGGCGACGACGTAATGGATATCGAGGGTAATCCTCTGCCTTATTCTCGGGAAGCGGCTATCGAGCTGTTGATTGACGACCCTGAACTGGCTGACGGTTTGCTGGTTGAGGCGCGTCGCAACGAAAACTTCTACCGAGATGACGTCGCGACTCAGAAAAAAAAGCGGTAGCCGTGCTGGAGTACGACCTACGGGCGTCCGGAAAAGAAACCAAAATGGCCGCCATTGCCGCCAAGCTTGGCATGTCAAAACAAGCCGAGAGGCCAGACGCCGATGAGCGGACCCTGTTCTGGCTCGACACGTACTGGCTGGCGGCAAGAGGTCGTCCGCACACGCACGGCATCCCCTTGCCCTTGCCGCCGCTAGATATCATCGACCTGATTGAAAAGCTCGAGCTGCCCGCCGAGAGCGACGAGGCCGTGGCTGTGATATGCGCCATGGACGACGCCTGGATCCGCTGGAAAGACAGTCAGCAAAAGAAGCCTAGCAAAACCAAAGCCGCCCACTGAGGCGGTTTTTTTGTGCGCCATGCCCGGCGCAATTAACCAAGAGTCTCTCAGGATGGAGCTTGGAGGAGTGCCGGTGGCTGCATCGGGCCTCTCTTGGGCTGGCATCTCCTGGGCAACAGGCTCTATCGCTAAGAGGTATTAACGATGCAACACATCGTCTCTGAATCAGAGTACGCCTACATGGTGGCTGTCGATAATGGTCGCCCGGTAACCACTTCAATGAAAGTAGCGGAGTATTTCGGTAAGCGTCACGGCGACGTGCTCCGCGCCGTTCAATCCATTGAATGCTCTAGAGAATTTAGCCAACGCAATTTTGCGTTGGCCGAGTATCTAGATCGCCAAGGAAAGCCAAGGCCCATGTACAACATGACTAAGGATGGTTTCATGTTCCTGGTCATGGGGTTCACTGGAAAGAAAGCTTCGGCCATCAAAGAGGCGTACATCAACGCCTTCAACTGGATGGCAGATCGGCTTCGCTCCTATGATTTCCGTCGTAACGAGGTGGTCGCTCAGTACAAAGCAGAACAGCACACGGCCAGTATCTGCGGTCGAGGGCTGAACCGCTGGAAGTATGTCAGCCGAGACCTTGAGGAAACGATGGATCAGCTAGAGATCGAAGGACAGCTAACCATGCCTTTCCTGGAGTTTGATCGGGAAGCGTCTAATGAGGTGGCTGCATGAGCGACTGGATCACCAAAGACGAAGCAGTCAAGCGCTTTATGTATGGCGAAGATGTCATGACCGCCATGGTCAACCTTCCCTTTCTGGTCGTGCTAATACACGAGGCTCTTGAGCGGGACGGCCACAACATAGAGGTTCAGCGCATCTGGAGTGAGGTCATTACCCCGCCTTTTCAAGAGGCGGGTTTTACTCAAGCTGTTGGCTCTGATGACCGTTTTCAGCTCCCTACGGCTATATATCTTCATTATGCCGATTGGATGGCTAGGATTGAGCTTCTAATGGGCATTAATATCGAAGCTGATATTGTCCCAGATTGGAGGCCGCATAACCCGTGCGTAAGCACGGTATCTAGCGCAATGGCGTCTGTGGCTGCCAAGGTTTCTATAGCAGCATCAAGGGCGTATGAGCAACAGCACGGTCATTCAATGATTGATGTTTTCCTCGCATCCAGTGAGACCGGAGAGGGCTTCGATCAAACCCGAACACGATTAACCGCTCAGCGTCACGGGCTTAAAGCTGTCAAATAACCCAGAGGACTACCCCATGACCGACCTACAGCAACAAATCAGCGAGCTTCAGCAGCGCATTGAAGAGCCTGAAGGCAAAGAGCTGCAGTCATGCCCGCTGACCTTGGCAGGCTTGAAGGATAACCAAGGCCAGCGGTTATTTTCTGATCAAAACAAATTACGACCTGAGCTTATACGCCCTGCTCGGGTCGCTTCTCAAAGCCACCATCGGTAGCCGTGATAAGGGTATTGAGGAGGGTTTTGTACTGCTCTCTGGTTTCTTCGTTATCGGTGAGGTTGCCGAAAGGCCACATTTCTAAATATCGGTAACCTAGGCCCACCAGAACATTGTTTTGAAATCCCTGGGTGTGCTTTAGCGATTGAATGATACCCGTGAGAGCAAAGATGGTGGCGGCGTCGGTAGCGCGGTTCACCTCTGAGACCCTCTTAAGATCATTCTCGAGTCGGTCGATTTTTTCTTGTAGCGCTGTGATGCGCCGAGCGTCATCTGACATTGATACTACCTCCTTCGCTTGTGGTGAGCCTGGAGCGTATCAGCATGTCTGGGCGATGGGCAGGCTGGAGAAACGTACAGGGTAAGGATGCCCTACCCCTCGCTCATTGGCGCTTGGAGAAGCGGAGGATGGAAGCAAGCGAGCGCTGCCGGAGACAGCTCATGCAGCTGTGCTTGCCATTGAGCTAGTTGTCGCTATCGCATTGAGGCCTCCTGAAGCCAGGAGGCTGCACTCTTTTTCAGCGGCATCACCACCCAGAAGCGTTCGACGCATAATGCGAACCTTTGTGATACTTAGTGATCGAAGTGAGTGTTAGCGATCAAGGCAGCTCTTGCGAGCCGTCTCAATTTGTAAAATTTCAAGCCACCATCAACTTGAAACAAAGTCAGCTTGCAATTATGCTGCCCATCGCTCAAAGATGAGTAATCAGCCATTTTGGCTGGCGGGAGGCGAAATGTTCAGTGAAGCAAAAGTGGCGCAGATGGCAGCGTTTTTCCTCGATAAAAGCGAGGGGCGTATGCCTTACCTGAAGCTAATGAAGCTCCTGTACCTCGCAGACCGCGAGTGCCTGGATCGGTTTGGGTACACAATATCTGATGACCGGATGGTTTCAATGCCGCACGGCCCGGTGCTCTCTCGTACTTACGATCTGATGAAGGGTACGAGCCAAGGCGACTGGGATGAGTGGATAGCTGACGAAGCTAACCATGAGGTATCTCTAAAAAAGCCTGTTGACCATGAAGATGAATACTTCTTTCTTGAGCTCAGTGTTGCCGACATGGAAATCATGGATGCCGTGTATCGAAAATTCGGCCACATGGCTAAGTTTGATATCAGAGATTATACTCACGATCACTGTCAGGAATGGAAAGACCCTCATGGTAGCTCTCGCCCCATTACTCCCTATGAGATATTCAAGGCTCTAGGAAGAAGCGATGATCAAGCAAGGGCGTCTGCTGGTCAGTTGCATTCGCAGAGACAGCTTAGTCAAAAGATGGCTGATTACCTCTAATGGTTAGGGCGTTCTTCCAAAAAGGCACGTTGATGATGCACGTTGGAGACCGTGACCATTTACACCTTGTGATGAACGACCCCTTATACTGCCCAGTTCTTGGAATCCAAGCCGTTTTGATGGTAGCTATATCATCTGTACGCGCTGGATCGTATGTCGACCCAGCCTGCCTCCTTGATGTTGGCGATCATCCATTTATCCGACATCAAAGTTTCGTCTATTACCGCGACTCAAATGTATTTAATGCTGATCGGCTGCAGATGGGCGTCGAGGCTGGCGATTTGCAACCTCGCGAAACGCTTAGCCTAGAGGTTTTTAGAAGAGTTCGAGATGGTTTTTACGCCGAACCTCGACAGCATAACAGCAAAGTGAGCCGATTCATCAAACAGCGCCTTGAGCCCGATTTCAAAAAAATCTAGCTGCACCCTACCCTGGGCGATTTTTTTGAAGCATGCAAAAACCCGCCGGAGCGGGGCTGGGCGGTTAGTGGCTGAAAATAACAGGGTAGGAAATTTGGCGACCTAAAGCCTCCTGAATGCGGCTATGCACGCTGCTCAGATCGTCCAGCATACTACGCATGGCCTGCACTTCTGCCCGGCACGCTCCAACGTCATAGCCAGCGGCGACAAGATCGCCCAGCAGCATCAGAGTGGGAGAAACGCTATGGGCTGGATCGCCAGATACATGCTCAGGCCACACGAATCGCGCTTGACGCCCCTTGCACCCCAAGGGCGGCTGATGCTTCCATGCATAAGCCAGTCCTGAGTTAATTTCTGACCAGCGTTCGAGCGGGTAGTGAATATCCAGGCGGCTAGTAGATTCTTCCGGAACAGGCATCCACTCCCCTTCCAGCTCGCAAGTCTCGACCGCCGCGAGCGCCTGGGTGTATTGCTCGTCGGGTATCTGGT